CATCTAATTCAACAGGTGTAGGTGCGTTTTATGCAGTAGATTTTAGAGGTGGTACTACCTTATCTGAAATAATACTTTGGGGTGCTAATGCTACAAATGACCAAGNCTACCCTACATCATACATTCCAACNTCAGGAAGTACAGTNACAAGAAACCAAGACATCTTCACAAGAGATGGTATAGGTAGTTTGATTAATAGTACAGAGGGNGTTTTGTTTGTAGAGATGGCTGCTCTTGCAGATGATGAAACAAATAGAGAAATTACCTTATCAGATGGAAGTAATACTAATTATGTTTTAATTAGATTTAATAATGGAGGAAGTAATAGAATTTATACAAGAGTTGATGTGGGTAGTGGAATACAGTATTTTAACTTAGACTCTAGTCATACTATTACAGATGTAAATAAGATTGCAATAAAATGGAAAAACTCCGATTTTTGTACTTTTATTAATGGAGTAAAAGTATATTCACAATTAAGTGGAAGTTCTTTTTTAGCAAACACATTAAGTGAATTAAATTTTGATAATGGTTCTGGAACAAATAATTTCTACGGCAAAGTAAGACAACTACAAGTATATACCTCAGCTTTAACAGATGAGCAACTATTACAACTAACAGGAGAATCAGGTACTGACTTTTATGAATCTTATGCAGCAATGGCTACTGCATTAACTTATACAATACAATAATGGCAAATCCAAGTTTACAAATAGGAAATAGTAATTGGGCAATAAAAGAAGATAATCTATTAGGTTATAGCAAGGCAGGTACAAGATTCGTACCTGAACCAATAACAATGACAAGAGCATCAGCGGGTACAAGAGTTAATTCTAGTGGACTTGTTGAAACTGTTGAGTTGTTTGGTAGTGAAGAGATTACAAATGGAGATTTTGCTACTGATAGTAATTGGACAAAACAAGATGGATGGACTATTAGTGGGGGACAAGCTCATTTTAGTTTTACAGGTACAGGCAATAGAAATCTTTATCAAAATCCTACAACATCAGGTAAACTTTACAAATTAACATTTGAAATAACATCACTTACACAAGGAAGCATTAGAAATGCCAGTACATCTGTTACAGATGATACATTTTTCGACACCGTTGGTGTACATACGCAATATTATACATCAACTGGAACTACTTTGTATTTAAAAGCTACACCTGATGCCATATTGTCAATAGACAATGTATCAGTAAAAGAAGTTACAAGAAACAATCTTGCAAGAGTAGATTATGATGGTACTGCTTCTTCATTATTAGCAGAGCCTCAGAGGACTAACCTTGTTACTAATAGTGAGGAATTAACCTCAACTACAAATGTTACATCATCAAATACTACTAGCCCTGATGGTACTTTAAGTGGATTAAAATTAAACGAAACAACAAGTAACTCTCAACACTATGGAACTTCTTATGAATCATCAGTAGTAGATGATGGTACTATATATACTATTTCGTTTTACATCAAAAAAGGTACTAATGATTTAGTAAAAGTTTACACTCAGTCAAGTAGGATATCTGCTTCAATATTTATTACGTTCTCAACAGAAAGTACTAGTGTAAATGGTTCAGATGTGATTTCAGGCAGTAATTTTATGGAAGATGCAGGTAATGGTTGGTATAGAGTTGGCTTTTCGGCTACTGCAAATAGTACGGGGTCTGTATCAATATATTTAACTGTAAAAGATTTAACTACTTATGTAGGAGATGTATCTCAATACACAGAATATTGGGGTGCACAAATAGAAGCAGGCTCTTACGCTACATCTTACATACCAACAGATGGTACTACAGTTACAAGAGTAAAAGACCAATACTCAAAGACAGGTATTAGTAATTTGATTAATAGTACATCGGGGAGTTTCTTTATAGAACTGGCTGCCCTTAATCAACCTCCAGGCTCACAACTATCTATAAGTTTAAGTGGAGATAGCTCTATCGATAGAATACTTATTTATACAGGCTCTGCAGGTGGCGAGTGGAGGGCTCAATTTAGAAAAGACAGTGTAAATATTGTTTCAGTATCAAAAAATACTACAATAACAAATCAATCTAAAGTTGCTATTTCTTGGAAATCAGGTAAATATCTTATGTATATAGATGGAATAAAAGCAACAAATTATACTGCAGGTTCTGAAACAGAAGCAACTACATTTGACGCAGATGATTTAAAAAACTTACAATTTAGTCCTAATCATAACACTACAAGCAACCTTTTCTACGGCAAAGTAAAACAACTACAAGTCTATGATACAGCACTAACAGACTCAGAATTAGAAACATTAACAACATAATAAAATGAATATATATAAATTACAGTACACAGACAAATCAACAGGAGACGCAGATTTACTTTCTAAAGGTGCTTATGAAGTAGTAACTGAAGAAGGAGTTACTCAAGATGTTTACATTAATGGAACTCAAGCTATAGTCTATATAGGACAGATAGTAGAGATTCCTGCAACTTATGATGATGAAGGAAACGAATTAACACCCCCTATATATTACGAAGGAGTTTATTACGACTTAATGACTACAGAAGAATTTGACTTTGGAGATAACGAGATATTCCCAACAGATTGTGCTCATTCGTTTTTAGGTTGGGAAAAGAACGCAGAAGGTACTGATATAGAGGAAGATACAGATTCTTTAACATCAGATTAAAAAAATAAAAAAAATAATTAATAATATTAAAAAATAAAAAAATGGACGCAGTAGCTTTAGGAAAACTTAGAGAATTAACAGGAGATGGTTCTCAAACATTTATAAATAGTTCAAGTGGAACGGTAGCTGGGGACTTTTACAAACTTCAAGTTATAACAGATTCTGAGTTTGATAGTCTTGAAATATTTGGTGTTGCAGCAACCGCTCTTATTGGAGTTTCAATTCCATCTGGAACAATTTTACATAATGTTACAAGACTACAGTTAGCTGGTGGTACCGTTATAGGTTATACTAACCCTGCTTTAACAGGTAGTATTGAATAATAAAAAAAATGAAAGCAGAAATGAAAGACAGTATTCAGGTAGTAGCGGCTAATGGAGGCGCGAGTGCTTTAACAATGACAGAATGTAATGAGATATTAACTATGATTTCAATATCCTTAGCTATATCTTTTACAATATATAAGTTTTACAAATTAAAAAACAAATAATGTAGTGGCTAGAAAAGGATTAGGATTTGTATTTAGGAAGTCTAATAGTAAGAAGCGTAAGGGAGTTCATAGTAAGAACGCTTCTGTTGGTCAAAAAGGTTATAAAAAAAAGTATAGAGGTCAAGGAAGATAGTATGAAATTAAAAGTAGTACGATTTAGTAGTGAAGAAGATTCTACAAATGGACTTTTGTTTGATGTAACGGATGGAGAGAAATTTTTGTGTTATACCTTAGAAGATGAGTATAGACCTATGGAAGAAAAGATTATAACAGAAACTAGAATACCAGAAGGTACATATAGAATAACTTTAAGAACAGTTGGTGGAATACATAATAAATATAAAAAAAGGTTCTCTGATATACATAAGGGGACTTTATGGGTAAGAGATGTTCCGAACTTTGAGTATATACTTATACATTGCGGTAATACTGATGAGCACACTTCTGGTTGTTTGCTTGTTGGAGATACTCAAGTTAATAATCAAATTGAAAAAGATGGTTATATAGGAAAATCTACACAAGCTTACACTAGGATATATCCTGCTATAGCGAAAGCTTTAGAGGATGGTAAAGAAGTAACAATAGAATATATTAATTAAATAAATAAAAAATGGAAATTTTAAAAAAAATGTTTGGTTCAAGAAAATTTTGGTACACAATGGGAGCTATATTTGTTCCTTTTATTGCAGCTAAATTAGGTTTAACTGAAGTAGAAGTTGAAAAAGTTTATTACGCAATTCTTGCTCTTATATTAGGTCAGGGAATAGCTGATATATCTAAGAAATAGTATGGGTATTAAATTAAAAAACCCGTTTACAAAATGGGTAGGGTCTGCTGTTGCGGATAGTGCAATAAAACCAATTACAGAGTTAGTAAAAGCTGTATTAGAGTTATTTAAAGATAACAAAGGTAAGTGGTCTAGTAAAAGAACTGTATCAGGAGTAGTTGTTTTAGCTGCCTCAGCAGATATAACATTACATGGTATAACAACAAATAATTTAATACTAACAGGTATAGGTGTATTACCTTTAATTTTTTCAGTATTTGAAAAAAATCCTGTTTGTAGTAAAGAATGTTGTAAAAAATAGTTATCTTTGCGGGTAACTACTATTCCCTTTCGGGAATATTCGTGTGTTTTCAAGTAGTTTTTTTGGGTTGTGAAAGGGGGGTAGTTCCCCCTTTTGCGTTTTTATAAATATTTTTTTGTATATTTGAAAAAAAAAATATGAAAGAGTATGGTAGAAGATTAAGACTTAGTAAAGAAGAAGAAGAATTAGTCTATCAAAATAGAGCTGAAACTGTTGACAATATCAATGGCAATACAGCATTAGAAATTCATTTAAAGGATAGAGGTATAAATAAAAAGGATGTTGTTAGTGTTAAACACTGGCAATCATCATCAGGAGAATTAAGGTTCTCTATAGTTACAAAAGAAGATGTAGTTGATAAAGAAAGTATATTACCTAAAATCAAAGATTTAATAGAAAACTACTCTCCAAACTACAAAAAATTAAAAAGAAATAAAAAAGATGCTAACGAACATTTGTTAGTAATAAATCCAGCTGATATACATATAGGTAAATATGCAAATAGCGTTGAAACTGTTGATGGTTATGATATAGATACTGCTGTCAATAGAGTTATAGAGGGTATAAATGGTATATTATGGAAGGTAGAAAACTTTAATGTAGATAGAATATTGTTTTGTATTGGTAATGATATCTTACATATAGATAATGTTTATGGAACTACAACTAAGGGAACCCCTCAAGATACAGATGGTAAATGGTGGGAGCATTTTGAGATAGCTCTAGCATTATATGTTAAATGTGTTGAGATGTTGAGAGAAGTTGCTCCTGTAGATTGTGTTCATAGTATGTCTAATCATGATTACCAAAGTGGATTTCATTTAGCTCACGCATTAAAATCTTGGTTTAGAAAATGTGATGATGTTACTGTTGATGCAGATGTTTCTCATAGAAAGTATTACAGATATGGTAATAGTTTAATAGGATTAGAGCATGGAGATGGAGCTAAAATGGATAAATTACCATTACTAATGGCTAATGAAAAACCAAAAGAATGGTCTGAAACTAAATTTAGGTATTGGTATTTACATCANTTNCATCATAAAGTTAAACATAAGTATTTAGATGCTAAAGATTATATAGGAGTTACTATAGAATACTTAAGAAGTCCCTCAGGAACAGATAGTTGGCATAGTAGAAAAGGATTTTGCGGGGTGCCTAAAGCTGTTGAAGGTTTTTTACACGAGAAATTTAACGGGCAAGTTGCAAGAATTACACATTATTTTTAACAGTTAAACAACCCTTGACTAACCCTTTACTGAACCCTTATATATAAAGATAAGGATAAATATAAAGATAAAGATAAGGATAAATAACAAAGAAATTTAAAAAAACTTTCTAAATAATTTGGCAGTTCCATTTATTATGCGTATCTTTGTACAAGATTTGAAAGAATAAATAGAATATAAACCTAAAAAAACTAAAAAATGGAACTAACAAAAAAACAATTACAAGATTTGATTGATGCAGTAAGTTGTATGAAGCCAACAGACTGGAGTGAGTATAAGGAAGATGGGAATAGAAGTGGAGACAGAATATCTAATGAAGATGGGAAAAAAAGGCAAAATGACTTGTTTAATATATTATATAAATTTAAGTCATATCTTGTAGATATTGAGAATAACAAAATAGTAACTAAATAGAATATAAACCTAAAAAAACTAACTATGATTAACACTATTATTACAGGAGGTCAGTATGATGACCCAAGAGAATACCAAGATGATACCCCACAATGTAAGAACTGCGGAATGAACGACAAGATGGATGACATGGATGTATGTTCAGGATGTAGTGATGAATTTGATGAAATGGACACAGTAAGCTATTGTTGTGATTCAACTATAAATACAGATATAAATATATGTTATACCTGTAGAGACCATTCAGAAACAGCATTAGATTCATATTGTAGAGAACATAATTTTAACAAAAAAACATACAGATATGGGTAGAATGAAAGAAGAATTTATGGCAATGAGAGAGCAAGAATTAAACCAAAATATTAACCAAACTAATTATAAAATGAGTAATAACTTAACTAAAACTAAAATGAAAAAAGTTGAAAACAACACTGAGGTAAAAATTGAAACTAAGAAAGAAGCTTTAAGAAGGCTTTATATTGAAAACGGGTTAACCGAAGAAGATATTTACAAAGACAAAAGAGGATTTGTAATTATCACAAGAACAGGTATAGACAAGATTGTATCTAAACAAAAGATAACTGTAGCTTATGAAGTTATAAGTATGGATATTGAGAAAGGATATTGTGTATTAAAAGCTGTTGCTTCTATGACTGTTAATGGAGAAGCTAGAAACATGATGTCTTTCGGAGAATCTGCAGACAACAACTTAATGGGAGGAGGTAAAAAGTTCCCTGTAGCTATGGCAGAAAAAAGAGCAATGAGTAGAGTTGTCTTAAAGATTGCTGGATTCTATGAGCAAGGAGTGTTCGGTCAAGATGAGATTGTTGACTAATGAACGAAGAATGGTTTGATGAACTAACTAATGGAGAACCTTTATTATGCTCATCTATACAGATGGGTGTAATAGAGTCTCTGTTAAAGATTAGTCCTATATCAGAACCAGAAAAATATGAAATACTTTCAGAATTAAATACATACAGTGAAGATGAAGCATCATCTGTTATAAGAGTTTTAAAAGAAGATGTAGTTGAAACTGATGTAAGGAAACAATGGAAAAAAATGTTTAACTAAAAAAACTAAAGATGAAAAAAAATAACTATGATAAGATAAGGAGTTCTAAAAACGAGCTAGAAGCTATACTTAGAATTAGAGGTATATCAAAAAGAAGATTTGGTGTAATAATAAATGTAAAAGGTAGTACCATAGATAAATATATTGACAATCCTTTTTACCTAAGATACTTTCATATGGCTAGATTAGCTACATTCTTAAATATAGATGTTAAAGATATAATAGATATTATAGAATTAGATATACCAAACAAACACAATATAGTGGTTGAAGGAGAGGAAGATTATGATATGGTTGTCGCTTTACCAACACAAAATAGGTAGATATGGAAAGAGATAGAAAAAAAATACAGTTTGTATTTGATTATATATATAAGGAAATGGGTATAAGTGAGCATCAAATTAGAAGTAAGGTAAGAAAGAGAGAGATTTTAGACGCAAGAAGATTGTTTTTTTATGTAATGAGAAACTATTTTAAATACAGTTTTGAAAAGGCAGGTAAAATCACACTTCATAATCACGCAACTGTTTTGCACGCATGTAGAACATTTAATGATTACACTGTTCCTTATCCTAAGATAACCACATTACCATATAAAGATATATGTTTTCAATTAGACTTAATGAAGGATTCTGTAGAGCAGCAGCTTGAGGAACTACAAGAAAAAACAATTATAATTAACAAAAAAATAAACGAATTACTAACAATTAAACAATTACAAAATGGCAGAAGAAAAAAATTACATAGCTAGTAGTATCAAAGCTCATACTACTCAGTACGGAACATTAATCAACGCAAATCTTAAAATGGAAGATTTACAAAAGATTGAAAAGAATGGTTGGATTCAGATTACAATAGCGGAAAGAAGAACTCCATCAGAAAAAGGAGCTACTCATTATGCTTTTGAAAATAAGTACGAACCTAACAAAAAAGAAGATTCAAAATCAGAATTTAAAACTTCTGATAGTGGAGATGTACCATTCTAAAAATGGAGTATTCTAATGATTTTAGATACGATTTAAAATTAGGACAGATAAAAGAAAAAGAACTTGGAGATATACTTAATGATAAATCAATAGAAGTTAAGACAGATTTAAAAGCTGCTGAAACTGGCAGTGTGTTTGTTGAATATGAAAGCCGTGGTAAACCCTCTGGAATTTCTAAGACTGAAGCTGATTACTATTGTTTTGTTGTCTCTAAGGATTCTTTTATCCTTATAAAAACAGAGAAGCTTAAAGAAAAATGTAGAAAGTTTCTTAATACAAACTTAGACCTTAAAGGTGGAGATAACAACACTTCTAAGGGGATATTGCTACCATTGTTACAATTATTAATAGATATTTAAACCCTTAAAAACTATAATTATGCCTAAAAGATTTACAGATACAGAAAAATGGAAAAAAGGATTCATAAGAAGATTACCTACTAAATATAAGTTACTATGGTTATATATATTAGACGACTGTAATCACGCTGGAGTGTGGGATGTTGATTTAGATGTTGCTGAGATTAGAGTAGGGTCTAAGATAAACAAAAAAGAAGCTATAAAACATTACTCTGAAAACATTAAGATATTTGATAATGGTAACAAATGGTTCATACCTAAATTTATAGACTTTCAGTATGGACAGTTAAACGAAAATGTTAACGCTCATAAGTCAGTTATAAAATTAATAGATAAGTATGACCTATATAGTATAGGAGATGTTGACCTATCAGAGATTAGCGCCTTAGACACAGGAGAACTATCTAAACCACTAATAAAGAAATTCAAAAAACCTACAATAGATGAGGTTAAAGAATATTGTTTAGAGAGAGGTAACAATATAAATCCTGAAATATTCATAGATTTCTACGAAAGTAATGGATGGAAAGTTGGTAAGAACTCTATGAAAGACTGGAAGGCTTCTTTAAGGACTTGGGAGAATAACTCAACAAAATCAAATAAATCAAGTAAAGTAGAAAACCAAATAGATTCTTGGCAGAAAGCTAGAGATATAGTAAATAATAGTTAATGAAACATAGAAGTAAAATGACTCAAATGGAATTAAATAAACTTACAGATAAATCTTTAGACGCTTGTGTGTTGTCTTTAGAAGGAGATAAATATATGGTTTATCCTGAGAATGGTAAGTATTTTGAAAGACATGAGATTAGATTGGTAGTTGGAGATAATATCATTATTAGTGTTGGAGATAAAAATATGTTGGTGTTAGAGGATGAAGATAAAAAATTTACTGATAAATTAATAATAAGAAAAGACCAAATAAGATGATAAAAGACATAGATATAAAAGAGTTAGAACTAATGTGTGTTGATTTAATAAGCAAAACATTGGTTGAGCTAGGACAGTTAAAGGATGAGAAACATATTGTTATACTAGCTAAGTCTTTAGCTTATGATGTTAAGGAAGATTTTAAGAATTTATATTTTGAGGATATAGTTCAATCTTTTAGACAAGGAGTAAGAGGTACAGATAGTTTTGTGTTGAATGTTCAGAACTATTACAAATGGATAAAAGAACATAGACAATTAATATGGAATGAAGCTAGTAAAGAGCCAGAAAGACAAGATAAACGGCTCAAGTATAGAAGTAGGAAGGGAACAGGACTTAATAAAATAGAAAACAAAATAAATTTAATAAAATGACAGAAGAAAAACTTTTAGATGAACTAAACGACTTAATAGACTGCACGCTATGCCCTATGGATTTAATGGACAGTATAGATGAATATGTTAGAATAACTACTTTAGAAGTATTACAACAAATT